AACTGCCGCGGCGGCACGTTGCCTGACGCAAACTCGATGACGTTGCCGCCTGCGCCGTCCTCAAGCGCGATGAACGCGTATCGCTCCTGCTGCGCGACGACGTTCTGCGCGGGCCGATACTCGAGCGTGAGCGTGCCTGCCGGAGCTGCACCGCTCAGCGTGGCGCGCACCGTGCGAGTGCCGACCGTGACCGTGGTGACCGTGCCCGTCACCGACGTTGGCGACGTCGCATCGTACTGCGTGACCTGGATGACGTCGCCGCTCTGCCACGTGCTCGTCGTCGCATATCCCGCAGGCTGCGTCGCGTTGAGGACGATGTCGTACGTGCTGCCGCTGACGAGCGTCACCGACGAGATGAGCGAGGACGGCGCATAGCCCGCGACGCGCACCTGAGTCGTGAGCACCGTGAGCTCTACGATGGCGTCCAGCGGGCGCACGCGGCGTCCGATGACGACACCCGATGCGAGAGTTATCCCGCGTCCACCGTCGAGCGTATTCGGCAGCTGCGCGACCGTGACGGCTACCTGCGATCCGATGACCGCGTCGATGGCGTCGAGGCGGCACGCGACGGTGATGGTCTGGTACGCAGCGCCGAGCACGCCGAGCCACGTCTGCGCCATCGCGAGGACTTCGCTGTAGGGGATTGCAAGGTCGTCGGCCCACGACGAGCGCGGCTCGATCTTCATCGTGCGCGGCAGCGGGTTACGCGACAGCGCCGCCGAGTCGCGCACGACGAACGTGCGGCCGATGTGTTTGCTTGTCTTCGGGTCAAAGCCCGTCTTGAGCTGGATGGTATTCAGCAGCCCGAATGCGCTCGGCTCAAAGCCCGGCATCTGCGCGCCGCTGAGGTTCTTCGATTCATCGATGGTGTAGGCCGCAAACTCAGTGCTAGCGCCCACGCGGAACGGCACATAGGACAAGCGACCATCAAAGGTGATCGACGGCACGAGGCCGTAAAGCTTGCACTCCTCTTCAATCATCTTCGCAAGCGAGACGTCGCTTGTGCCGAGGTACGTGCGCGAGGAAAGCCAATCGCGGCCGAGTGCGATTGCTAAGACATCGCCGATGACGCTGGTCGTGTCGACGTGCTCGGCAGTGACCAGCGGCATTCGACCAGCCGCCGAGTATTCCGGCGAATCAGTCAGCAGCGTAGTCAGGAAATCCGCAAACGTGCCCGACGTCACGTAGCTGCGCGAGGTCGTGACGCTCGGCACCGACGACGCGGTGTAATAGCGGTCGACGACGCCGGGCCGCGGGCCGTGCACGCGACGACGACGCACTGTCGCCTTGCGTAGCGTCGAGTCCCAGGCGGTCACGTAATAGTCGCGCGTAAAGGCCTCTTTGCCATCAAACGCGGGCCACTCGATGCTGATGGTATCGCCTGCGGTCAGCGACAGCGTGCCGCCGATGTAGACCGTGTCGGTGTATGCGTCTGTCTGCTCACCGATAAATCCGCGCGGCACGGTGCCTGCGCCGTCTACGCGGTCGAACGACTGGCACGTGTAGCTAGAACTCGCTCCGACAGTATCGACGCGAACTCCATCATCACGACGCAAGAACAGTGAACTGCTGAACTCAGGATCAACGCGAGACGTCCACGCGTTCTCGCTGTCGACTTTGCAATATCGATGCGACGCGCTTGGCGTGGAATAGACCAGCGTCCACGCGCCCGTGTCAGTGGGCGTGGCTTTCAGCGTCGGTCGCTCGCCCGATGTGCGGTTCAGCGCGTGCGTGCCCCACGTGCTCGAGGCCGTGCGAATCAACGCATTGAGAGCGTCGCAGAACTCTTCTTGTGTCTCGTAATAGCCCGCAAGGTCGACACCGCCGACTGTGGCTGTGTGAGCGATGGCGCTGTCAATATCATCGCCCGCGAGAATGCTGATTTGCAGCGTCGGAGCCGTCTGCGCGTTGTAGTTGATGCCGCGCAACATCGACGGCTCTGCGAGGTCCGCGCCGAGCGTCTGGTCAAGCACGCTGGCGACGCTGTCGAGCTCGACCTCCCACACGGTCAGGTCGCGCAGTTTCGGCTGCGCTGCGACGATGCCGCGCCAGACCAACGTGCCGTCGCCCGTTTCGCCGTCGCCGTACGCGTAAAGGTACGCGAGCGAGCCTTCGATACTCGGACGGCCGTTGTACTGGCCCGTCTCCTCAAACGTAATCTCAGGCCGCGAGAGGCCCAGCGTCGGGTCGACGTAGTGCGCCGTCGCGATGCTGTCGCGATAGCCGCGCGTGCCGGTGCACGAGGGCGCAGCGGTGCCGCCGCCGCTGGTGATTTTGAAGCACTCGTTTCCGAGGTAGAAGATGTCGCCGTTGGCGGTGGTCGTGTTCGCCATCGGGATGGCGACCGTGCCCGATGTGACCGACGCGGTCAGGTAGTTGATGCGACTCGGCTGGCGCACGAACGAATTGCCGGTGCGGCTGGTGCCATCCTCGACGATGCGCGCTGTGAAGCCCTGCGCACGCAGCTTGACGGCCGCAGGGTCCAGCGACTCCGACCACTGGATGCTGCGCGCCTCGAGGCCGCCGATGCGCTCGCGGTCCTCGGTGCCCGTGCCGATGAGCGATGACGCCGACACGAACTCAAGAGGATGACCCGCGATGACGAGGCGATACGCGATGGCCCCGCTACCGCGCGCGATGACGTCAGACCAACTCATGGCGCAGCCGTCGTCGCTGTCAGTTGCCGCGTGCGCAGCGGGATAGACCAGTGGCCGTCGTAGTCAGCCGTGATGCGCGTCGGATCGAAGTGCGCGCTGTCACCGCGCATCTTGTAGAGGTCGCCCTCTCCCTTCACCGACGTCGCGCGGTCTACGAGCACGAATGGCAGCGTGGCGCGGAGATGCTTGACCATCGCCTCCCACGTCCACGTCACCTTCGTCGCGCTGCCTACGTCGGCCGTGCGGACAGCCGTGCCGCCCACTGCGCCGTTCGCGTTCCACTCGCCATCAGTCGGACCGGCCTGCGTCTCGAAAGGCTGCGTCCAGTCGCGATACGTCGGCAGCTCGACAGGGTGTGTCGAGTATGCCTGCCCGTTGTCGCTCTCCGCGTATGCGATGCGACCACCGGGCTCATACGTCTCGTGCACTTCCGACTGGCCCGCGAGGCGCGAGACGATCAGGTACTTCGGGCGCTTCGTCGAGGTGTACGACGAGAACAAGCTGAGGTTGCTCTCAAAGCCGAGGAGGTCGCGCATCACCGTGCCTGCCGTGCCCGTCCAGGTGACGCTGAATGCGCCCGCAGCGCTGAGCGTGTACTTGAGTGTGGAGAGGCTGAACGTGACCGTGAGCCCGGCAATCTGCGTTTGCATCGCCGTGCGGAACGCATTGATGCTGACGCCGTCTGCGCTGCCGAGCACGTTCCCGTGCGCGTAGACGCCGCTCGCGAAACCCATGTTTCCGCTGATGGTGCCTGCGATGACCGCAGCATTCGCCGCGCTGATGGTGCCGACGTTCAGCGCCGCAAAGTCCCACGCGCACGAGTAGAGGTCACGCGGCATCACATCCCCCGACCGAGACGACCGTGCGCCTCGCTGATCATGCCGCTGATGTCGCGCCCGAGCTGCGCGCGGTCTGCTGCGTAGACGAGCCCGCTGCTGCCCCAGTTGATAACGACCGTCGTGCCCGCGCCCTCGCGAGCGCCAGCCGTCAGCGCAGGCCCGCCAGTAGCCGCAGCAGGCGCTCCACCGCCACCGCCGCCACCACCGCCGAACGCGCCAGACGCAGCGCCCACGATGCCAGCCGCGACGCCGACCGCGGCCCATTTGCCAGCGGCTGCGAAGTGACCGACTGCCGAAGGGGAGCCGACAGCGAGGGCGCTGATACCGAGCGCGGTCTGCTTCAAGCCCTGCACGATAGCCTCTGACGCCAGCGACTTCGCGATCTGCTTGACCATGTCCTGCATGGCCTCGCCGATGGAGCGGCTGCCGTCAAGCATCGCGTCGACGCTAGACTGCATCGCGGTTTCAATCGACGAGAACACAGCGTCAGTGCTCTCCTGCAACAGCGCAGCCTGCTCGTCTTGCAACGCTTTCAGCACGTCGCGCTGTTCAGCGGCCACCTCGATTGCGCGGTCCTTCGCTGCGTTCGACTCGTCAATTTCTTGCTGGCGCATCCGCGCGCGGACGTCGGCCTCGTCGGCCATCGTCTGCTCGTTCCATTCGATGTCGCGCTGAATCTGCTCTGCAATTGCGGCACGTTGCTCGGCATAAACATCGACCAGCGCTGCCGTCGTCTCGCGCACTGCCTGCACGCGTGACGATCGATTGCGACGATCAGCTTCCTCTTGATTTTTAGCTGCTTCTTTCGCGGCCTCTTCGCGGATTTGCTCAAGCTCGATGTTCGCGCGATCTTGTTCCTCAGCGACGGCCTGATTCTGCAAGCGCACGCGATAAAGCGCGACCTGCTCCGCGCGCGCCTCTTCGGTTCGCAGCCGCTCAAGCTCTGCCTGATATCGGCGCTCATTCTCGAGGCGCGTGCCAATACTCAGCGATCCCTCTGGTCCGCGCTGCTCAAGTGCCGCGCGACGTTGGCGCACCGTCTCTGCGTATTGCTCCGCTTGACGGGTAAATGCCTCCTGCTCAATCGATGTACCGAGGCCCATCGCAACGCGCGAGCGCGTTGACATCGCGCGGTTCGCTTCTTGTACCTTGGAGACAAGGTCACCGAGCGTCGGGATGACTTGCTCTTTGATATCCTTCGCGGAGTCTTTGGCTTCCTTGCTGTACTCAGCCCATAATGACGTACCCGCAGAAACCGCGATGCTTAGTGCGCTGAGCGCGATGCCAAGCGGACCAAGGCCAGCAGTCGTCAGCCCTTGAATGACGCCAGTCGCAGAGCCAGCCATCGTGACCAGCCCACCGAGTGCCGGGTTCAGTTTGCCGACAGCCTGACCAGCAAGGCCGAGCGCGCTGCCGTACTGCCCAATCTTGGTCTGCGCCGCTTGCGTCGCGTCGCCAACTTTGGTCGTGGCTGCCGCCGTTTGCGTTGCCGCTTGCGTAACGCCCTTAAGCGCGGTCGTCGCCTGCGAAGTATCGAACTCGACTTTGACTTGGATGTCCTGCTCAGCCATCGATCACCTCCGCTGAGCCTCTGTCATCCGACGCTCCGACTCGCGACGCTCGCGCTCCGCTCGCAGGTCCATCGCTTCGACCGTGTTCTGCGCGCCATCGATCTCGAGCAGCGCGTCGACGACGACCGCGATCTGCTGGTCTACATCGATCGCGCCGTGCGACCAGTGCCGCCGCATCGCCATCGCAGCAGCGACGACGGGGTCACCATATGCGCGCCACGGGCACGACGTCGGCGTGTCGTTGGTCATCCGGCCGATGCCGTTGCGGATGCGCTCGACAGCAGCGCCTAGGCCCGCGTTAGAGCCGCGACGCACTGCAACCAGCCTCTCGCCGCCGCAATCGCAGTCCCACGCGATACGCACGCTCCTAGCGTCCGCACGGGCCATGTCTAGCCCGCGGCGATGGTCGACGTGTCGGATGCGGTCGCCGTGGGGGTGTCCGCAAGGGACAGGAGTTGACGCGCCAGCACGAACGCCGAGGTAGCCGGCAGCGGCGCAAAGCCCCCGCCGAAAGGGCCGAGGCGACTCCGCGCGTACGCCACCGCTCCGATCTCGAGCAGCGCTTCGTAGCTGATCAGCTCGCCCAGGTAATCGAGCCCGTCGCTGTCGAGAATCGGCCGACCGTCGCTGCTTTCGCGCGGGAACACGACCTCGCTCTTCCACGACAACGGCGGGCAGACCTCCGCGCGCACCAGCGCGTACGACAGCGCACGCAGCCAGCGTGACTCGGCAGTCGGCAGCGAGTCGCACTGGGCGCGCTCATAGACGCGCAGCGGGCGCAGGACGAAGACGCTCGCGCGTGCGCCCTCGACGAAGCGCAGGAGTTTGCGGTCGCGATTACCGTAGCGGATGTCGTCCTGCCGCTCGCCGACCGCGCCGAAGTGAGTCGCGAAATCGCGGCCCATCGCAGCACGGTCAATGGCGGGATCGAAAGAGACGCTGACGTGTAGCTCTTTGGTCGGGTCGGATTCGTAGTGCATACGTGCGCCTCCTCAAGCGCAGTTCTGCGGATGTGGCTATCAGAAGATGTGGATTCGGAACGCCGAGCGCTGCACGTCCGTAGACGGTGCGGCGATGGCTTCGTCGTTGCGGCCAGCCCAAGAGACAAGGAAGCCGTACAAGTCGTTCGCAGGCGTGCGCGGCGGCACCACCGAGAGCTGAATCGTCGGCGCACTCAGCAGCACGATGCCCGCAGTCGTCATGCCGACCTGCTGAAACAGCGACAGGTCCGTGCGGTTGGTGTCGGCCGTAATCCAGTTGGTCGCGGTGTCGTCGTAGACCTGCACCTGACCCGTAATCGCGCGACCGCGTGCGCGCTTCCAGCCGATGATGCCGCTCGACGCAGGGCCTTCCGGCGACGTCACAGGCAAGTTCGCGAGCCCCGGCGTCCACGTCGACGACGAGTGCGAGACGAGGTTGCGCGTCTGCGATGCCGTGATCGTGCCAGTGCCGAGGATGAGCTCGGACGTCATGTGTGCGATGGGCGAGAAATCGGTGATCGTCGCAGCGGCCAGCGAGAGCGTACTCGTGCGCGCCCACGACGCGCCCGTGAGCTGCGCGCTGAGCTTTGCGATCTGGCCCTGCGTGATGTCGATTGACATCGTGCCCTGCATCCCAAGGCCGACGTATTCATCGCCGCTTTCCGCGCCTTCGACGAGAAACTGCAGCGTCGAGAGAAACCCCGCGAGGTTGTTCGTCAGGCCGAACGTTGTCGCCCAATAGACCGCCGCGCCAGTCTGCGGAGCCGTCGAGTGCGCGACCTTCGGCACGACCGCGTTGGCGGTGACGCTGAGGATTTCGCGCGCTTCGATGAGGCCATTCGGCAGCACGACCGCATACGCGCCACCGGGCGCGCCGAGCGTGTTGCCGTGGCCCGCCGTGACGTTGACTGACGTCGTGGTCGAGCCAGCCGTGACGGCCGTCGCAGCAGCCTGCGGCGTGCCCTGGTACGCAGCGCCCATCAGCGCGGCGAGCAGACGGCCGAGTGCCCACGTGGTGCTCCACGCGTTGTTGCCGTCCTGCGGTGCGCCAGTGCCTGCGAGATACGTCGTTAGCGCAAGCGTGCTCGACTTCTTCGCGAGCACCATCTTGGAGTTGCTGTAGCTGTGCAGGTATTGCTGCTGCAGCTCAGGCTCGAGATGGTCAGTGAGCGGGACGAACGTGCCGCTGTTCTCGACAATCGGCAGGTCGAGGAAGTTCGCAGGCGTGCCGGATTCATCGACGGCGAACGCCGCTTCGGCCGCGATTCGCGTACGCCCGAGCGCTGAAACTTGAACGGTCATGTCTGATTCTCCTAGGTGATCGCCGCTGCGGTCAGCACGACGCCGGTGTATCGCTGCTCGAGCTGGTAGAGCCCACCGCCCTCAGTTTCGCCAGAGCGCGGCGCGTCATCGCGGACGACCGTCGTGCCCTGCCACATCAGCACGCCCGACACGATGCCAGTCGCGACACCCGTGCTCGTCGTCGTCAACTTGCCCGGCCACGCGTACGCCTGCGCCACGAGGTCGCTCGTCTCGGCGGCCGTGCTCTTGATCGCCTGATACTCAGGCGCGAGCAGCGTCTGCGCTTCGAGCAAGTACGTAAACGTCAGTGTGACTTCAATCGCGCGCATCCAGATATTCGACGGCTGCTGCGGGCGCTCGTCCAGCATCGGATACGCGACGGCGATATCGACGCGCGGCACCGCGACGCCACGACGCGACAACGTCAGGTCGCTCGCGCCGCCAGCGATGTCGGCCGACAGCAGGCCCGGCGTCAGCGCACGCACGCCCGCGATGGTGCCCTCGCAGACCTCGCGCAGCGCGCGGCGAATGGCGACGTCGTCGACAGCGGCCATCAGCGCACCAGCTTTCCGTTGACGATGTAGTTGCCGACGCTCTGGAAGATGCGGTCGAACACGAGTTTCGCGGGGCCTGCGTCGTCGGTGAGTTCGCCCGAGCGCGTGATCGGCAGGAACGGTCGCGCGGGGATGTACCGCGTACCGAACTGATGGAATCCTGCGTATTTGATGTTTGTGCCGAAGTTGATGCTGCGCGCGCCGTATGACGTCGCCATCGACTCACTCAAGGGGCCTTTGTCGATGAGCGGCGTGCTTGAGTTGTCCTTGCGCTTCGCGATGGTTTGTGGCGCGAGCGGCTTCCACCTGACGCCAGTCGGTGATGCGCTCTTCTGAAAAGTGTTGAGCAGCAGTCTCGAAATCGATTGCGCGCCGACCTTCATCGCGGGCGTCAAGTTCTCGCTGCGACGCATCATCGCGGCAAACGCACGCGCCGCCTTGTCGGGGCTCTTGCCGCCGGGATACGAGACAGCCATCAGAACAGAATCAGCGACCGCGTCGAGAAGACACGCTCGCTGCTGGTGAGCTCGGTGCCGTTGATGATGTCCGCGCCACCGTCGCCGCCGAGCGGGTCGCGGTCGAGGCCGGGCAGGTCGATGCGCACGCCATCGGTCGCGTACAGCGACGACGGGTCCGGCACCGTCGCCACGATAGTCGCGGGGATCTCGACGCCGCGCGCGTAGAACGACGCGGTCTTGAGCCAGACGCCGAAGCTCATCAATCGCAGCAGCTCAAAGGCATCGCCGCTCGATGGCACTTGCGGCGACAGCGTGACCGACGAATAGCCGCCTTTGCGGCAGGCGCTGAGCACCGTCGCATCGGCCGCAGCGATGTACGCCGCACGTGCCCCTGCGTCGCTCGCGATGGCCGCGTATTGCGCGGGCCCACGCGTGCCGCCACCCAGCATCGATTCGATGTACGCGTCGGTCAGAAACGCCATCACACGCCTCGCTGGAAAGTGCCGGGCTCGGTGCCCTCGTCAGCAAACGTCACGAAGGTCATGCCGCTCGGCTTCATGACGCGCAGTTCGACGCCGTCGACCCAGTCGATGCGCACGACGACGGCCTCGCACTCGAGACCGGTGACGGTCACAAAGCGCACGCGCTCGCCAGCCGCGATAGGAGCGCGCACCGCAAGCTGTGCGACGGCGACAGGCGCAGGCACGGGCGCAGCGTCTGCGACGTCCTGTGCGGGCTGCTGTGCGTCAGCGTCGGCCTTGGCCTTTCGGCGCGCGCCAGCCATCAGCCGCGCCTCTGCTGCGCGACGCTGTCGAGCTTCGCGTTCAGCTTCTCGAGCGCGCTGACCACGCCCGCGAGGATGGCGTCGTTCGCGCCCGGCGTCGCGACCTGCGCAGCCGTCTCCGCGATGGCCGCAGCGCGCTTGCGCTCGTGCTCGATCTCGATGGTGTCGAGCTCGCGCAGCACCTCGACCTTCTGCAGCGGCAGCAGGTCGCGCAGCGTCAGCAGCCGGAACTGCGACTCAGCGGTGATCGGACACTCAGCCGCAGTGCGCTTGCTCTGCTCGCACCAGTCCGCGACGTACGTCGGCAGGTTCGCGACGCACGCGGCGTAGTCGTGCTCGCGCGTCTCGATGAGCTTTTGCAGCGACGACAACTCGCTCTTGTAGATCTGAATCTCGTGCGTGCCCGACGCATACGCGCGGCCGTCATTGAGCATCTGTCCCATATGGCCGGGGCGCACGACGACGCGCACAAGCAGGCGTGATTCGGGACGTGCGTTTGCGGCGACGTGCCCGTATGGCGTGTGGTGATCGTATTCCATTGCTTCATCTCCTCATGATGAACGCTGCGATATGCAGCGGGACCATCGACGGGAGTTGCACCCGCCATCACGCTTGCGCGCGACTGCGACTCGCATGGTCTGTAGTTACCTCAGCGCATCATATTTACAGCGGCATCCCCTGAATCCTAGATTGCGCTAAGTGCTTGAAATCATTTAGGATTCAGAGGATGCCGCCGTAGATGCAGGGCCACATCCCGGCCGCGTACTGACCATCGGCAATCAAGCCGAAAGTGAGGGCGTCATTCTGCATGACGGTCGGGCTGCTGAGGTCGATGTCGAGCTGCTCGCGCGGAGCCGCGCCCTCGACGAAGAACATCGGCTTCGCACCGCCGGGGCCCTCGCCGATGAGATACCAGTAGTCGTCCTGCGTGCCGACAAGGCGCGAGTCCACGACGAGGTCGACGAGGCCGTTGTACGCGTTGGAGACACCAGCGCTCGCGACGACCGCCGCACCAGCCTCGAGGCCGGTGTTCGCGACGCTGCGACCACGGATGTCCATCTTCGTGATCTCGCTGCCCACGAGGCGGTTCTTCGGGCCGACGACGAGGTAGCGCGGAACGATGCGGAAGGGCTCCGAGTTCTCGCGCTGGAAGCTCGTCATCGCCGTAAAGGCGGTGTCGAACGTGAGCGGCGAGAGAGCCGACGTGGTCTTGTTCGACTGCACGCCAGAGGGACCATTCGGGTGCGACGTCGAGATGAGGTTGACGCCGTCGAAGCCGACAGGGCCGTCACCGCTGTTGAGGAAGAGTCCCTGATGCAGCACGAAGTCCTTGTAGGACTGCGCCGCGCTCATGAACTTGCGGACGCGCGCCGCGACGATGCCGGTGCGGTCGTACTCCGCGTCACGACGACGGACCTTGAGCTGCACGGCCCACGTCGTGAGTGCGACGTTGAGGCGGTAGTTGCGGCTCACGCCGGTCTGGCGCGCGCCCGAGAACTCAAGCCAGTTGCCGAGGAAGTCCTCGAGGATGATCGCGGTCGTCGTCCCGCCATCAGCGGGCAGAGTCTCGCAGAGCGCGTTGACGAGGTTCTCATCACCAGCGCTGGTGAAGAGCTCATCCGCCATCGCGCGGAAGATGGTTGCGGCGGCGTCGATGTTCGCCTGACCAATGACGTGTGAATTGTCAGCCATGTTCGTGTCTCCTGGTGAGTCGTTAGCGCGTTAGCGCGTCAGATGGACTGCGGCCCGCGGATCTTGACCCACGCAGCAGTGGTGCCGACCGCCTGCACGACCTCGCCGACCTTGACGTCGTTGGTCGCAGCGGCAGCGGTGGTGACGAGGTCCGAATCGAAGATCACGCACGCAGAGCCGGTGACGGCCGCGAGCGTCGCGTTCGCGCCGAGGAGTTCCTCGTGCCCGAACTTGACGTTGATGAGCGTGCCAGCAGCGGCGCTGACGACCGTGTTGGTCGCGATGCCGACGAAGCCGCACGAGGCGGTGTCAGCGCCCGGCAGCGCGAGGCCGGTGGCGAGCGTCACCATCACGAGCGAACCCTCGTAGATGGTCGTGCCGGTCGTGCACGTGTAGGTGGCGTAGGAAGCGAGAGCGTCGTTGCGCGTCTGACGCGCGGTCATTGCGGTGAGTACGGCCATGATGTGATCTCCTGGTGAGCGTGGGATTCAGCGCGCGTCAAGCGCCCGAGTTGCGGGCCGCGTGCTTCGACAGCATCACGGCGACATGGTCATCCGCAGCCTTGCCACGAAGGCCAGCGGCCCTTGCGTCAGCGCGGAAAATGTTGACGAGCGGGTCGCTCGACGAGAGCTTCGCGACGCCGTTCTCGCGCGCGGCCTTCGGGCCGGTGACGAGCGCGCCGACAGGCGGCTGCGCGGTCGCGGGCAGCGCGGAGTAGATGTCGAGCGCGAGCGTCTCGTTCTGCTCGGACGCCGACACGAACGCATCGCGCTGCGCCTCAGTGACGCGACCCTCGCCCATGAGCCGCGAGAACGACGCCGCGATGCGGGCCGTGCGCTCGAGCGCCTGACGCTGCGCACGCTCCTGCGACAGCTCCGCGACCTGCGCCTGAAGCGCGGTGACGGTGGCCGCGAGCTCGACCGCGCGCGCCTTGTGCGCCGACAACTCGGTGACCGTGCGCGAGAGCTGCGCGTTCGCATCGGCCGTCATGCCGCTGACCGGGCCAGCGACAAGCAGCGCCGCGATCTGATCGAGCTTCTCGGTGACGGCTGCGAGCACGCCCGCTTCGTCCATGCCGGTCGCCTCGACGAGCTTGCCGAGCACCATCGTGCCCGCAGCCTCAGTGGCCTCCGCAGCGAGATCCTCGACCTCCGGCACCACGCCATCGGCCATCGGCTCAGTCATGATCTCATCAGCCAGCGCGCGGACGCTCTTCGCAATACGCGTCAAGCCCTTGAGCTTGTCGGGGCCACACGCCATCTCGGCGACGCCCTCAGCGACAGGCTCCATGATCGCAGTCTGCTCTTCGGCCATCGCGCTTGCGAGTGCGACGAGCGCGTCAAAAGCCTTCTTCATTTTCTCTGGCGTCGCATCTTTCTTGAGCCCGAGCGCCGTTGCGATTGCCATCAAAACCTTCGTGGGATCCATTGCGAGACTCCTTGTCGTGGACTTCCGCGCGGGAGTCCCGACGCGGGAGAGAGTGATGGGCGTCATGCCCGGCAGAAATGGACTCGGCGTGAGCCCGAGTTCGTACAGCTCAGCGAGGCCCGCGCTCTCGCCGGTGGCGCGGTCAATCGGCGCGAAGTCGACAACCACCGAGCAGAAGCGCTGCGCACCAAGCGCGATGCGATCAGCGGCGTCTTTCGTCCATTCGACATAGCCCCACAGCTCGACGCCCTGCGCACCGTCGCGAATCTCGAGCGCCTGAATCCAACCAGCCGCGTCGATAGGCACGCCGAGGTCGTGGCGTGGGTGACCCCACAGCACCGGCACAGGCTGCTCGCCTGCATCGTAGAGGCGCTTGATATCGGTGAAGACCTCGCGATTGAACTCGAAAGGCCCAGCTGGATGACCGTTCCACGCGCTCTCATAGGCCATCTCGACCCACGAGCACGCGGCGTCGACGAGCAGCGGCGACTTCATCGCTGGCGCGACGCCATCAGCGAACGCGCCGAGCGACGCACGCAGCGCGAGGATGCGGCGGTCAGCGAACGCAGTCGCGGTTTGCTTGGTAGCCATCAGGTCACCTCACGAAAGACGATGCGCCGAATCCCGGCGTCATCACGAATCCAGCGGGAATCGATGTGACGAAGTTCTTTGCGAGGCCCTCGTCGTCAAACTCTTCCTGACTCACGGTCACGATACTGCACCTGCACTGAAAACCAGCAGGCGGTGCCATGACGCTGAACGCCGGATTGTCCGCGCGCCACACCACGCTCTCCATCGGCGCGTGCTCCGCACGAACGCGATTGTCGCGCGCGGTGAACCACTGCCTGTACGGGCGAGCCTCGAGGACGTCGGGATCGTTCATCTGCGTCCAGCGTCCAGCGCCGTACGCCGACGCGACGTTGGTCCTGTAGACGTTCTCGAGGTAGCTGGGATCCGCAGGCGCAATGCCGAGCGTGATGCTCTGGTCGGTCATCGCGCGCGAGAAGTCGCGCAGCGTCGAGCCAGTGTCGAGCGTGCGTTGCAGCTCCTCGACAGCACGCCGCGAGATGACGTCGAGTTGCTCGTCGGTCGCCATCGACGCACGACGCCGATACGCGCGCAGCACTTCCTCGAGGATGGCCGGGTCACCACCGCGCTCGCGCCAGAATGCGACGGCCTCCGAGAACGGCATCTTGAGGAACGATGGCCGCAAGTCCGTTGCGAGCTGACGCTGCGCGCCCATCGCGTCGAGCTCGACCAAGCGCACGAACATCTGGCCCGCGAGATCGCTCTTGACGCTCGCCTGATAGATGAGCGCTTCGAGGTCGGGGTCGCCCTTGTACGCAGCGACTGCGGCGCGAATCGCGTCCTCTGCCGACGCTGCTCCCGACGCACCCTCAGCGGCGCGCGCTATAGCGTCTCTGACGGGCGTGTAGAGCACGACCGCATCGAGGGTCGTCTCAGCGGCTACGACGTACGGGCGGCCGATTACCGCGCGAACACGCGTCGCGTCGGCCTCGTCGGCGAGACAGCGGATGTCGGCGAACTCGAAGACGTCGTCGACAAGGCTGGCATCCCACCCGCCGAGCCCTGTGACGTCGAGAAAGGGAGCCCCGCGAGCGCACCCCCAGGCGCGTCTGTAGCGGGCGTGGCGACGTCGACGGGCGCTGCACTAGCCTCCGCAGGCGCAGCGGATGTAGCGGGCTGTGTGGGCCCGCCAGCGGGTGCAGGCGTCGCAGGCGTCGCGGGCTGCGCGACTGAGCCATCCTCGCTGATGACCGCAGGCACGAAGCCCTGACCGACTGCGCCCATGATGCGCTCGGCGTCCTCGCGCGAAATCGGGAACGCAGCGACCATGATCTCAACGCCGCTCGCGCGCGGCAGTTGGCCAGTCGCGACTTGCGCCACGATGCCCATAAGCGCCTCGACTTGCGCGCCATTGAGCGCTGTGTCGCTCGCGCGCGCAGGCTCGGCGACGAGGTCGGTGCTGGGATCGAATGCGGGCGCAGCGACAGGCAGGCCCGGCACCATCGGTGCAGCAGCGGCCGCAGGCTCGGCGATGTCCTCGCCGCCGTCCTCGACGCTCCACGCAGGCAGGCCCAGCGACGCGCGCACTTCGTTGATGCGGACCGCACCGACATTGATCGCGTCAGGCGTGATCGGCAGCGTGTCATCGAAGAGCGTCTCGATGATCGGCAGCGGAATGTCAGCGCGGCGCAGGTTGTAGTACGCAAGCCAGCGCACAACGTCGCGCGTAATCGAGCCCCACATCAGCGTTGCGTCGAGCTTGGAGCCTTCGAGGCGCACACCGTCGCGCGTCTCTGTGCTCGAGCGCGAGCCGTTCGCGCCGCTCAAGTAGAGGTCGGGCGACACGCCGAGCGACAGGAAAATCTCCTGATTCAGCGACTCGCGCAGCTCTTTCCAAACTGCAGTGCTGCCCGACGCCGCAGGGCTGATGACCTCGATGTTGCTCGTGCCCGACGTGACACCGACGCTGTCGGCCGTGAGCTGCTGCAGGTCGTCGAGGATGCGCTGACGCTGCGCTGTATCGCTGCTCGCTGCCATCTGCGCGAGCACGAGCGGATTACCGAATCGCTCAGCCCCAATCAACCAAAATGTCCAAACATTCCTTTTGAACATCCAGTAAAAGACGCACGCGAGGAAATCGCCCTGATCCATCGGACGACCGGGGTCCGTCCATGGAATGTGCGTGAGAAACTTCGCGGGGAAGTTGATCGTGTTGTACCAGTTGTAGTCGTAGTCGCGGACCTCAAGCGTCCAGTCCTGCGCATATCGCAAGTTGCGAGTCTGCACCGGCACAGGCTGCGGCATCCACGCGCCATTCATGCGCGACCACACTAGCTCGTGCACCGAGATGCCCATGCCGATGCCGTCGAGCACGCGCATCAGGAACGTCTCGCGAGCCTCAAGGCTGGCAAGCCATTCCTTCGTCAGCTGCACCAACTCTTCGGCTGCACCGCGCATCTCAGGCGCGACGTCAGGCGGTGCCTTGACTGCAAAGCCACGGCCAGCCACCGACGAGCGGCGCGTCGCATACGCACGACGCACGACCGGGTCACGGCGCATCTGCGTCGCGAGGTCAGCCCAGTATTCGTAGTTCCCGAAGTCGAGCTCGCGCAGCGCAGTGCTGATGCGCCCCGGCGACACGGGCTGCAGCGCACGGCCGGTGATGGCGCTCAGCGGCTGCGGACGAATGACGCGCCCCATCTCAGGTATGCGCGTCGCTGCGCCCATCGGCTCAGGCGTCGCCGCCGCGACGATGCGCGGTTGCTGCTGTTTGCGAGGCTTCGACATCGGTATTGCTCCGAGGGCGTCAGCCCCAGTAATTTCTGCGCCCGCGATGCGGCGGCGCGAAGTCCTGCGCGAGGTCTGCACTCATGCGTCGACCAGCACTCGCGACTGGCGAGCCCGCGTGCATCTCCGCGAGCAAATCGAACGCAGCGGCAAGCGCGTCCACTTGGTCATCGTGCGCGTCGTTCTGCCCAGTGAAGCGTGCAATCTCATCGCAGAGGTCCGGCGTCCATGCAGCGCCCTCGCGCACAAGCACGCGGCCTGCGTTCCATGCTGCTGCCAGCGGTGTCGCGCGCGAATACTTGTCACCGACTGCGCTCTTGATCTCGACCTGCAATCCGACGCCGCGTGGTGGCGGCAACGCGAGGAAGTCGAGCGCGCCACGGTCTGCGCCGCCTGCGTAGATGCGCGACGACGTGTGCGGCCATCGCGCGCGAAACGCTGCGAGCTGCTGCGCGAAATCCGATGCACGCATCTGCGCACGCAGCACGTCGAGGACGTAGTACCGCGCCTCCGCGCCTTGCCCGTGTTTGCCGAGCACGACCGCGACTGACCAGTCCGCAGACGTCCGCGCGCTGTACGCGAGGTCGAGTCCGATGCCGCGCGTCAGTTCGCCGGGCGGCTGCGTGTACGTCGTCGGCGTCGCGCTAAACACCGCACCGCCACGCGCTCGAGGCTGGCCCATGTAGAGCGCCGCCCACTCGTACGGGCCCACCTCGCGCTCGCGCTGGCGCAAGAACTCTCGCGGCCTTTGCGACGGCCACAGCGACTCGTCGTGCTCGTTGATGGCCGGGAGATTGACGACTTCCCATCCATCGCTTTCGAGGCGTCCGATGAGGTCGTCCGGGTGCCACCTGGTATGTACGACCAGACACGAGCCTGTCGGGCTGATGCGCGTGAGTGCCGTGCTTCGCAGCCAGTCCTCGACCTTGTCGCGCTCGCGCCTGCTCTCCGCTTCCTCGCGATTTTTATGGGGATCGTCAACGACTACGACCTGCGCGGCATAGCCCGTCAGCGGGCCGCCGATGCCCGTCGCGAGCAGGCCACCGCCCTCGACCAGCCGCCAGCGTCCAGCCGCACTCGTGTCGTCGCGAAGAGCCAGTTCCGCTTCACGCGCGAGGTCGCGAATCTCTTTGCTGCGGTCGTGCGCGAAGTCGGCCGAATACGATGCGTAGACCACTGGCCACGTCGGGTTACGGCTGAGCATCTGCACGATGCCGTGCTGGATGAGCGTCGTCTTGCCAAACTGCGCTGGGACGCTGACGCACGCACGCACCGTCTCGCCACGCAGCGCGCGCTCAAACAGCTCGGCCACCGGCGCAAGGTGATGCGGCGCAGACCAGCGCGGCGACAGCGCGGGCACGTACTCCACCAGCGGCAGTCGCGCGCGGAGGTCGCGCTTCGTCGGAGACGCCTTCGCCTCAAGCTCTGCCAGCCTGAGCGCCGCCTGCGCTGCGAGACTGCCCCTCGCCCGCTGTAGCTTGCGCGCGCGTATCTGCCCGCGGACGTAGCCGCCCTGCCCCATCAGTGCGCCTCGTCGCCCTCGTCGGCGTCGCCCTGCGCATCAGCCTCGCCGACGCCCGCCAGCGCGGCCAGCAGCGCCGCATACCACTGCGACGGCAGCACCTCGCGCGCGACCTCGAGGACGTCCTGCGCCGCTTGGTCCTGCGCTTTCAGCACCATCGTCTGCGACGGCGCGTACGCGTCAGGCATCATGCGCTCAAGCATCCACGCTCGCGCCTTCCAGTCTTGAATCTCGCCGTTGTCGGTGGGCGTGGCTTGCAGCCGGATGACGTCGAGCGTCTCGGCCTCAAACTCTGCGCGAGCGCGAGCGACGGCCGCGAGGAACTCCGAGTATAGCTGGTTGCCGCGCTCAGCCTCGCGCTTCCAGTATTCCGCGTTGCGCTTGTCGACGCCTTCAGCCTCAAGCGCCGATTGCAGACGCAATCCCGCTCTCACTCGTGCGCATACGCGCTTCGTGAAGGCTTCGGTGATGACGCTTGGTCGTGCCATCAGGTGACGTCTCGCCTCGCGATTCTAAGTGAGGACGGCATTTCAAGCCCGCGCAAGCCCGCTGGCGCGAACTGACACGAATAGAAACGAACACGCATCGGCACTACTTTCGGCGCATCTCGCCGCGCATCCACTCGTGCAGCTCGGACTGCACGGCGACGACGCCGACGAAGGTCTTGTAGGTTGGCGCGGGCTTCTCGGCGCGAGCCGCAAGCTTCTGCGCCTGACGGTCGCTGCACCCGAGCACCGTTGAGATTTCCTTCCAGCCCTGCACATCCCACGGCGTCGCTCGTGTCGCTGCCATAGCGTCCAGCCTCCCATCGCGCGGTATCAGCCCGCGCCCTGCCAGTCGTGAGTATAGCTCCGCGATGCCCTCGCGCCTGAGTGCGACGACGTGTCCCACCGGCACCTCGACGCGAAAGACCGCGCTTGCGTGCTCTGCGACGTCGCGCGGCGACGGGTCGTCGTACGGGTCGACGCTGTCTGCGGTGGGCTTTCCGCGCACCGCGAGCCTGTACTTCGGCTGCTTCTGCCTCGCGCCCTCACCGCGCATCGGCTGGGGATGCTGTAGCGGGACGCGCGCGCCTGGTATGCCTAGCGTGGCCCATATGCAGACCTCACGTGCCTGCTCTGCGTCGAGGCGCTGCGTGGTCGGGTACGTCGTCAGCGTCCACCCTGCGGCGAGGCACTGCGCCCACAGACGCGACACCGGAGCGATGCGCTCGACGGCACGCTGGCCTGCGTCTCCGCTGGCGGTCCCGCTTGCGCCGCGATGCTCAGGCTCGAAGCGCGACGGCGACGACGACGAGCGCACCGGCGCACCATCGACGCGCACTTCGTCGAGAGCACGCAACGCGCCGAGCACACCGCGAAACGGCGGGCGCGGCGACTCGCCCTTCGACTCGCGAGCGAGGATGAGCAGCGCCATCCGCGTGGCCTCGTCTGCCAGTCGCGCGCGGCGTGCCGAGTGCTCAGCGGTGATCGTCTCGATGGCGCGGTCGTCGAGGGTGCTGATGGCCGGGTCGATGACGGGCGCGGCCTCGAGGCTGGCGACGAGCTCGACCTCTGCGACGTGCTCCGCGAGCACCTGTCGGACGTCGATGCTGAGCAGGCTGCGTGCAGGCCGCTTCACGCGATGGCCTTTGCGGCGCGCTGGCGGCTCTTTGGTGGCGCTACCTGCTCGCGCTCGACCTCGCGCACGGCGACGACGACGCGAGGGTCTGCGCGGTCGATATGCGTCGCGACCAGCAGCGTCACCACCTGCGAGTCGTCGAGGTAGAGCACGCCGTTCAGCGCGTCGAGGATGGTTTTGGCGACGTTGTCGAGGTCGCGCCTGCGCTCGTCGGGCAGGTACGCGTCGACGTCCACGCGATAGCGCGATGCCTTGCTTGGCAGCCACGGGCCACGCGGGCGCGATGCCTGCGCGATGAGGCGCACCGTGCGCTGGTAGCTGCGCTGCTTCGCGGACGTGTAGCGGCGCGTGCCGACGCTGGCTGCGCGCTGCCACGGCACGACAGGGCCCGGCACGACGAAGCGGACGTCGAGCGTCATCGCGTCGTCCCGCGCATCGCTGCCATCGCCTCCTGCCGCACGTACTCCTCGCGACGAGCGCGTGCGTCCTCCTCGTGTTGCTCGCGCGCCTCTCGCGACTGCTGCGACGTGCGCCCGAAATGCTGCATATGAAGCGGGCTCATGCGCCTTTCGGCCGTCGCCGCTGCGGGGTTCTTCGCGATTGCGCACGCA